TCGACCCGCATCTGCTGCAGACCATCCTGCAAAGCCACATCAACGACCTGCTGACGGAGGCGGCCGATCGCTTCGATCCAGCAGGCCTCGGAGGGGATCGGTCTTCGCAGCCGTGAGCATGTGCGTCGTCGTGTCGGCGCCATGCTGCGCCCGCCGCCGCAGCTCACGGTATCGGAATGGGCCGAGCGGCATCGCATGCTCGGCAGCCGGGCCTCCGCGGAACCCGGCCCGTGGCGCACCAGCCGCACGCCGTATCTGAAGGACGTGATGGACGCGCTCTCGGCGGTGCATCCCGCCAGGCGCGTGGTGTTTATGAAGGGCGCGCAGGTGGGCGCGACCGAAAGCGGGAACAACTGGCTCGGCTACATCATGCATCACGTGCCGGCGCCGGTACTGGCGGTGCAGCCGACCGTCGAACTGGCCAAGCGCTTCTCGCGCCAGCGCATCGATCCGCTGCTGGAGGAAACACCTGCGCTGCGAGAGCGGGTTGCCCCGGCCCGCGCCCGCGACAGCGGCAACACGATGCTGTCGAAGGAATTCCCTGGCGGCATCCTGGTGCTGACGGGGGCGAACAGCGCGGTCGGGCTGCGCTCGATGACGGCGCGGTTCCTTTTCCTCGACGAGGTGGACGCCTATCCCGGCGACGTCGCCGGCGAGGGTGATCCGATCGCGCTGGCCGAGGCCCGCGCCCGCACCTTCGGCTGGCGCCGCAAGGCCTTTCTGGTCAGCACGCCCACCATCGCCGGCCGCAGCCGCATCGAGCGGGAGTATCTCGCCAGCGACCGGCGGCGCTTCTTCGTGCCGTGCACCGAATGCGGCGAGATGCAGTGGTTGCGCTTCGAACGGCTGCTCTGGGAGAAGGGCGCGCCCGAGACGGCGCGATATCACTGCTCGGCCTGCGACCATCCCATGCAGGAGCACGACAAGACCGCGATGCTCGGCGGGGGCGAGTGGCGCGCGACGGCCGAGGGCCAGGATCCGCACACCATCGGCTTTCACATCTCGGCGCTCTACTCGCCGGTGGGCTGGCTGTCCTGGGAGCAGATCGCCCGCGATTGGGAGGCGGCCCAGGGTAAGCCCGAGGACATCAAGACCTTCAAGAACACGGTCCTGGGCGAGACTTGGCAGGAGCAGGGCGAGGCGCCGGATTGGGAGCGGCTGGTCGAGCGCCGACAGGATTTTGCCATGGGCATGGTGCCCACGGGTGCGCTGGTGCTCACCGCGGGCGTGGACGTGCAGGACGATCGCCTGGAATGCGACGTCTGGGGCTGGGCCGAGGGGTTCTCCTCCTGGCTCGTCGATCACGTGGTCATCCCAGGCAGCCCGCGGGATCGCGAGCCCTGGGACGAACTGGCGAAGCTGCTGGCGCGCGACTGGCCACGCCATGGCGGCGGCGCCATGCGCATTGCACGGCTCTGCGTCGACACCGGCGGCCGGGACACGGCGGCGGTCTATGGCCACCTGCGCCGCCTGCGGGATCCCCGCATCGCGCCCACGAAGGGCATCGACGGCTCGAACCGTGCGCAACCGGTCCAGGGCCCGACGCCGGTGGACGCGCTGGTCAACGGCCAGAAGCTGCGGCGCGGCCTCAAGCTCTGGACGGTCTCGGTCTCGACCTGGAAGGCTGATCTCTATCGCCGGCTCTGGCTCGGCCGCGGCGACGCGGAAGAGCTGCCGCCCGGCTGGGTGCACCTGCCACGGGCCATCGACGTCGAATGGGTCAAGCAGCTGGTCGCCGAGCAGCTGCGCACCACGAAGGACCGTCGCGGCTTTGCGCGGCAGGAATGGGCCAAGCTGCGGGAACGCAATGAGGCACTGGACTGCGCCGTGCTGGCGCGCGCGGCGCTCTGGCTGCTCGGCGCCGATCGCTACGGCGAGCAGTTCTGGAAGCAGCTGCGAGATCAGATCGCCGATGCACCGCTGCTGCCCAGCGAAGTTCCCGCCGCTGGGAATGTCGCTCCTCAGTCGCCACCACCTGCGCCAGCCGCATCCGACAGCCAGCGCCCGCGGGGCTGGCTCGCGCCACGCAACGGCTGGCTTCGCTGAAGGAGGACGCGCATGGATCCGACCGTCCTCGCCTGGGCGCTGGCCCAGCCCGCTGGCACCCGCAGCGCCGTGCTGGCGGCTGCCTTCACCGGCGGCACCACCCGCGTGACCTTCGACGGGCGGACTGTCGAATACCGGTCGCTCGACGAGCTCGGCCGCGCGCTGTCGGTGCTCCATGCCGCGGAGAACGCCGCCGCGCGCCGCCCCAGCGTGACCTTCGCCAGCTTCTCTCGCGAGGGCAGCAAGTGATGGGGCGCATCCGCGATGCCTGGCACGCGCTCCGTGGCTATGCCGCCGCCCAGGACAGCCGCGCCTCGAGCTGGGCGGCGTCGGGCAGCAGCGCCACGGCCGAGGTCGGTGCCGCAGCACCCACCGTCGCGCGCCGTGCCCGCGATGCCGTCCGCAACGACCCCTACGCCGCGCGCATCGTCGATCTCTGGACCGGCAATGCGGTGGGCGCCGGCATCACCACCCGCTGGCCGGACAAGCCCCACGCCGAGGCCTGGCGGCGCTGGTCCGACAGCACTGCCTGCGACGCTGAGGGTCGGCTCGACCTTTACGGCCTCCAGGCCCTGGTGATGCGCGCGGTGGTCGAGAGCGGCGAATGCTTCGTCCGCATGCTGCCGGCCGACATCACGCCAGCCAATCCGATCGGTCTCCGCCTCCAGGTACTGGAAAGCGACCATCTCGACACGGCACGGCAGGGCGTCATCGAAGGCATCCCCACCCTGCAGGGCATCGGCCTGGGAGAGGCCGGCGAGCCGGTGGGCTATTGGCTGCATCGCGTGCATCCCGGCGCATCCTGGGTTCTGCCGGGAGGTGCCACCTGGTTGAGCAGCCAGCGGGTCCCTGCCCGCGACGTGCTGCACATCTACCGCAAGCGCCGGCCTGGCCAGCTGCGCGACGTCTCCTGGCTCGCGCCCGTTCTGACCCGGCTGCGCGATCTCGGCGACTACGAGGCCGCGCTGCTGATGAAGGCCAAGATCGAGGCATGCCTCGCGGCGGTCGTCTCCGAGGATGGCGACGAGGCCATGACCGGCCCGGCGTCGGGCCTGCTCCGCGATGCGCAGGGCCGCACGGTCGAGAGCTTCGAGCCGGGAATGATCCTGTATCGCCGCGGCATGGGATCCGTGGAGGTGGTGAATCCTTCCGGTGGTGGATCGCACGCGGCCTTCGCACGGCGCGCACTGGAAGCCTCAGCGGTCGGCGCCGGCCTGACCTATGACCAGGTCGCCGGCGATCTGAGCCAGGCGAACTACTCCAGCCTACGCGCCGGCAAGATCGAGTTCCGCCGCCTATGCGAGCAGGTCCAGTACGGCATGCTCATCCCGATGCTGGTACGGCCGATCGCGGACCGCTTCCACGCGCAGGGCGCGCTGCTCGGGTTGTGGGGCGCGGATGTTCCCGAGGGTCTGTCCCACGTCCCGCCCGCGCACGAGATGATCGACCCGCTCAAGGACACCACCGCTCTGATCGCCCAGGTCCGCGCCGGCTTCGTGCCGCAGCCCGAGGCGGTCGGTGCCTTCGGCTACGACTTCCGCCAGGTGGTGGAGATGATCCGCGAGGCCAATGCGCTGCTCGACGAGGCGGGCCTCTCGCTCGACAGCGATCCGCGCCGCGTCGCGAAGTCCGGCGCTGCCCAGGATGCGGCGCAGCTCGCCGCCATCGAAATCGCCGCCACCGGCGCTGCTTCGCCGCGTGCGGATGCGGGCGTTGCCCCCAATCCAGGAGCATCCCCATGATCACAGGCGCATACGACTGGACCGACGACATGCTCAAGATCAAGAGCATGCAGAAGAAGTTCCGCGACAGCTTCAACGGCACGGAGATCAATCCGGCACGCTGGGAGGTTGCGGCTAGCGGCGGCGGCATCACCCACACCGTGGCCGATGGCGCGGTCACCATCTCCACCGGCACCACGCTGGACGACGAGCTGGCGCTCACCAGCCGCACCACCTTCACCATCCCGCTGCGGGTCATGGTGGCGGTGAACATGAGCCAGCGCATCGTCGGCCAGTCGGTCTGGCTCGA